ATTAAGACGGAGCTTAGACTGATTAATCGAGCAGATGGAGAAAATAAAGATATTATAGATTATATGGATAGTCAAGGAATGCTATCTGCCCCATTAGTTAGGGTATACGAGGATAGCCAATTAGTTGATGAATGGAATGATTTCAACATTGATAAGATAAAATCAACTAATAAAAGATATGACTATGAAATATTTAAGTAAATAAAATAATATAGGATTCTCTGATATAATTGAAATATAAATTATATTAGGGGATTTTTTAAATGAAAAGAAAAAAGAGACTATTAATTGGCAATTCAGATCGCTTTTATAATCTGTCATTAGTTAGTGAAAATTTGTTTAATGATATTGATAAAATTACTTTCAGAAATATTAATAAGTATCGCGATGAAATGAATAATTTAGATAATAAGAATAAAAAGTCTGATCCTTTGGGATTATATAAAAAAACGAGCAAGAATTATTGGTTATATTCTGATAGTGGGGCTAGCCTAGGAATGATAAAGGACTTTCTTCATTATGGTAATAGACTCACCTATATTACAGATAAAGAAATATCTAACTCGCTTATTAACCTTCTTGCTGTTGCTAAACACCGAGAAGTAGTTTACTTATATAATTCAATTAATGAAGGAATTGTTAATAACATTATAGAAACACATAAGGCTTGCACAACATCTGCTTATATTGAATTATATCCATTAGATAATCCAGAAAAGATTTTATTTAATCTATATCGTTTAAGAACAAATTTAGATAATTTATATATTAGATTCAAGAAATTAAGCGACGAAGAATATCATAAATTATCAGATAGTGATAAAACTAAATTTTATAAGATTAATGGATATTGGGAGTTTACCCCCGAAAACAAATTCAAGAAATTCAAGATGATAAAAACATCCTTGTCTATTTGGGGAATTAATATAAAAATTATTCTTGGAGCGGACATTTATGACTTAGAAAAACTAGCTATAAATGATAAAAAGAAGGTAAAAACCCCTAAGCGAGTAGATATGAAAAAAGAAGGATAAAATTTCATGGATATTACTTATAGGGATATTGTTAATAGAATTGCTTCAACAACAGGTATTAAGAAAAAGGATATTGATAAAGTTCTCAGGGGAAATTCTGAAGCTATTAATTACTTTTTATCTTCAGGCCATTCTATTAAGGTTCTAAAGGATTTTAAGTTGCAACCAATATATAGAAAAGAACGCAAGCGAGTTTACGATGGGATTCATAAGAAGTATTATGATTCCCCAGCGCATTATACACTGGCAATTACTCCATTATCAAATATAAAAAATGCTATAGAGCGTTTAAACGAAAACTAAGCCTTATGGCTTTTTTTATTTGCTATAATATGCTATAATCTAAACAAAAGGGGCTGATTATAATAAAGGCGCTAGTTTTAAATGAATTTGTTAGAGCAGATTATTTTGTTGGAGATGATTTAGACTATTCTAAATCTAAGACAGGAAGTAAATTTAAGCAAGTTTTTGATAAGTATGGATTAGTAGAAGGCAAGGATTATGATTATAACTATTTTGTTCGTGATATTCCAAAGGCGGCCAAGGTATATAATAATCGAATAGTATCCTATAAGTCTCCTTCTAGTGAACAGCTTAAGAAAGCAAAATCTGAAATTGAAGAAAGAATAAAAGACTATGACATTATTTTAGTAACTGGTAAATATGGTCTAAGTTACTTTTATCCAGAATATATCATCAATGGAAAGAAAAAGATTTTGCCAAAAATGACAAAGCTATTATCTCATGATAAGATTGTTAATATTAATGGGAAAGATCATTTAATTTTGCCAGTATTCTCCCAAGAGTTAGTTGATATGGATAATGAAAAGGCATATCCAAGAAATTTAGTTATTCGCAAGCTTGCCTTATATTTAAAAGGCTACTGGAATATTAAAACTTCTAGAGTGGGAAATTATAAAATTGCGGATACTGTTGATAAGGTTAAGACCGTATTTAACTCTGCTAAAAAGCATGTTACCGCTTGGGATACAGAAGATAATGGGTTTGATGCTCATCGAAAGAATAGTAGGGTTTTATGTATGACTATTTCTTTCAAGCCCGGAACTGGATATTATATACCACTTGCACATCGACAGTCACCTTTTTCTAAAGAAGAACTAGTTGAAGTAAAAAAGTGTATTAAAGGATTTCTAGAAGGGCCTAACATTAAAGTCGCGCATAACTCTCGTTTTGATATTGACTGGATGATTTACAGAGGAATTGCCGGTCATGTTAAAAATATTAGAGATACTAAAATTGGCTATTGGCTATTAGTTGACCAGCGAGTTTCAGAAAGTTTACGATTAACTGATTTAGCTTGGCAGGTTACTCCAATTGGTGGATATGATGATCCATTAGAAAGCTACAAAGATTGGTTTACTAGCACTTTAGCTTCTCTATGCTCCCAGATGTTAAAGAAGAAATATCGAGAAACTCATCCTAACTTGAAGGGGTTTGAATCAGGAACTGAATTATTGAATGAAGAAGATAAAGAGTTTCTGATGACAAATATTATTCCAGAAAAGTTTGTTGATGATAATCCTCTGTTGAAACTATTATCTAAGGCCAGTAGAGATAAGCATATAAATCTCAATAAAAAGATATTTAATGAGAAATATATGGATAAGGATGTTCTAGAAGATGCTATTAATTCTGTAGTTAATCTAGCTAATAAATGGAGAGTAGATACTAAGATAAAATCTCATTTTAATTATGATATCTTTCCTTTAAAGGTTATGTTAAACTATTCAGTAGGTGATGCAGATGCCTGCTTACAAATATATAATTGGGAAGAAAAGGCTGTTAATAAGTCTACTGATAAGATTAAATTTTTATTTGAGAAATTCTATCCAGAGTTTGTTTATACTTTAGCTAGAATTCAAAGTAATGGTGCACATCTTAATCTTGATTATACTAAAGAGCTTAAAAAGGCATATGCAGATGAATCTGACAGAATATATAAGGAGTTATTAAAGTTTCCTGATATTAAGCAGTTAGTTGATATTAAGCAAGAACTTTATCTTAAAGGATTAGCAGAAAAGGCTAAGCCAACAAAAGAACGAGATAAAGAAGTTTATAAGTATTATAATAGATATAAGGATGAAGAGGATCGTAACTTTAAGCCTAACGCAGACAAGAAAACTTTGTTACTTGATGTTATGGGTGTAAATATTCCGGATGACGATAAGTTTAAAACAAATAAGGGAGAAATTAGTGTGGGATCAGAAACTATTTCTTATTTGTTAGATAATCTTCCAAAAGAATCAGATTCTTATAGAATTGTTGATTTATTGGATCAGTATGCGCAATCATATAAGATTAAAACAACTTATACAGACACTATGTTAGATATAGCTTCTGATGTAGATGATAGCGTCCATGGAACTTTTAATGAGACTGGTACATCTACAAGTCGATTAAGCAGTAGTCATCCAAATATGCAGAACATTCCTTCTCCACATTCTAATAATATTCATGAGTTTGGCAATAGATATCCTATTAAAAGGCAATACAATTCTAGGTTTAAAAATGGTATTATATTTAACTGTGACTATTCAAACCTAGAATTACGGATATTGGGTTTAATTAGTAGAGATGAAGGAATGTATCATACTTTTATTTCTGGTAAGGATATTCATAAAGCAACTGCTTCTGATGCTTTTAAAGTTCCTTTAGAAGAGGTTACTAAGAGCCAACGTCAGGCCGCTAAACGTGTTTCCTTCGGTAAACTAAACAATGCCGCCTAGTATCGTGAGATGCTTTGAATAACCCTGTTAAACGGGCATAGATGAATAATGATAGATTAAAACAATATTCTGGCAAGAGAGGCTAAACCCTATCTATCAAGGGCAGTGCTAACCTACCGTGCTAAATTCCTTTTTGCTTAATGAAAGGATAAATGCCTAACGACTAAATTTCTAGATAGTTATAGATTAAAGGTCTATAATGAAAATTAGATAAAAAATCCCTATATGGGTAGTAAAGCAGGGGTTCTTCTCTAACAAGGAAGAACATGATATAGTCTAATCCGTTTTAAATATAGCGAAAGCTACGGTATTTATAGGGTGTAACCTATAAGAAAATGATTGTTTATGGAATTAGTAAATATGGTCTATCGGTACAGTTAGGAGTTACTCCAGATGAAGCACAAGACTTCATTGATAAGTATTTAGATTCTAAGCCGGCAGTGGAAAAACTAATTAATGACGTTCATGACTTTGTTAAAAGAAATGGTTTCGTTGAATTATTATCTGGATTTAGAAGACAATTACCTGGGATCTTTTCCACAGATAAAGCAAGCGTAAGTTCGGCATTACGTGAATCTGTTAATACTTTAATCCAAGGATCTGGTGCTTATCTAACCAATAGTAGTCTTGTATATATTCAAAACTATTTAGAAAAAACTGGTAAGGACTCTAAAATTGCTCTTACTGTTCATGATTCCATTATGGGAGATGTTCCCTATGATGAAATAACAGATGTATTACCACAAGTTTTAAACATTATGACTAATCTTCCTTATAGTTGGCTACAGGTAGAACATGATGGAGAAGCTGTTAGATATCCTATTGACGCTGAGATGACTATTGGGTATAATTATAGTGACCAAATTGACTTTGACTTAGAAGATTTTAATACATTTCTATCACCTAATGGGTATATTGATTATTATATGAAGCTAGATGGAATAGAAGCCAAACATGATAGTGGAGATATATCTGATGATGAGTATACTGCTGAAATAGAAACAGCTAAAAATTCTAAGGAAAAATATCGTATTATTCCTTTACAAAATTGATTAGATATGATAATATAAACATATAGACGGAAGGTGACTACTCTGAAAGAAATTGTAGTTTCTAAATTGGATTTTGATAGTTTTCGATTAAGAGATGCATATACTGGAGAGGTTGTTGATTATTCTTTAAGAGATGAATTGAAGGTTAATGAAGATAATTATGAGCAAGAGTATTTGAATCAGCCTGCTAAGTATGTTTATTGGCAAGCAGTTTATCAAAATCTCAAATCATATCAAGAATCTGTTGAAAGAGAAGCTGATATTGTTCATGCTAATGCTTATAATGAGTCATATAATTTCCTTAAAAAAGAAAAGGGAATTACAAGACCAACTAAAGACCTGATAGATTCGGCTATTATGCAAGATAAGGATTATCAAAAAGAGCTTGAAAAGGTTGAGGAAGCTCATCGAGCAGTTGGTATTATTGGATCAATTGTTAAAGCATTTGAACAACGAAAAGATATGTTAATACAATTTGGTGCAGAGCAACGCGCTAATAGGAATAATTCAAATTAATAAGGAGGTGTAAGTAGATATACTTTAAAAGGTATACTACAAACACATGGCAAATCAACTAGAAAAGATTCTAGCACAATATTCAGAACAAGAAAAAGAAAATAGTAGCTCAGATGGTATTAATGTTTATGATAAGTTAACCCATAAGGTAATTCGTGCTAATCAAGCGCCGAAGATGACCTTTCGCATTTTACCACCGGCCGATTTAGAAAACGGATTATTCTATAAGGATTATCGTAAGATTATGATTACCTCTCCACAGGGTTATAATTCAAAGTTTAGTAATTTTGTTACAGAGTCTCCGGAAGACCCGGAAAATCCTTTAGAAAAGGCAGTATCTGAATGGAGACGCCAAGGTATTCACTTTAATAAGTTTAACACAGGATTCCGTCAATCTTATTACATTCAAATTGTTCCTGTTGTTCAAAATGGTAATTCACTAGATATCAAAAAGGATGCAAATGGGCTACCAGATGTATACGTTTTAGACATTACTTCCTCGTTGTTTGATTTACTAATGAAGGCATTAGGCGAATCGGGCAATGACCCTGTTAATAATAAGTATTTTGCATCAGAGTTAGCAAATGACAATGCCAGTGATGCTAATCAAGGAAGTTGGAGCTTGTTATCTCCTAATATTGCTTATTCTGTAACTATTACGTATAATAAGAATGCTTCAAAAGCTTCTGATTATTATAACTTATCAGTAAATGCAGGAAATATGTTACCTCCATTACCACAAGGATGGGAAAATAAGCTAGAAGATTTAGAATATTTAGCAACGCCAATTAATAAGTCAAACCCTAGCTTTATGGAAAAGTTTATTGAAGATTTCAATTCTCAATATGGAGTAACTACTGCTCAAAGCCTTCCTGATAAGCAAGTAAATACTGGAACGTCAGCAAGTTCTTCTCCATTTGATGATACGCCA